AGTTTCAGACGTTCAAAGATTTGAGCGTTACTTTTAAGAAGCACCCAGTTACCGATGATCTTGTCACGGTAAAGGATAAAGCTGCCATAACGCAGTCTATAGTCAATCTGCTTCTTACTAACAAGGGCGAAAGATTATTCCAACCCCTTATTGGATCTGGAATTTATCAATCATTATTTGAACCATTAGATTATGCAACTGCTGGTTTAATTCAAACTGAAGTTACTCTTGTCATTGAAAGATATGAACCAAGAATTCAAATTGAAAGTGTTATGGTTGAACCAGATTTTGATCAAAATGGTTATTCAGTTGAGATAATGTATGTTATACGCGGTAGAGAAGACACACCAATAGGAATCGAATTCTTTCTAGAGCGTACTCGATAATGCCATACACTCAATTAGCTAATCTAGATTTTAATGACATTAAACTTGCTCTGAAAGATTACCTCAGAGGTCAGGCAGAGTTTACTGATTATGATTTTGAAGGATCAACCTTAGCGAATTTAATCGACGTACTTGCTTATAATACGTATTACACGGCGTTTAACACCAACATGGTAGTCAATGAACTATTCATTGATTCTGCCACTTTGAGAGACAATGTGGTGGCGCTGGCAAAGCAATTAGGATATAGACCAAAAAGTGTAACATCGCCAACTGCTTATATTACGTTTACTGTTGCTTATGCTAATCCTACGACGGATACACAACTTATTCTAAAAAAAGGAACTGGTTTTGTAGCAACGTTTGATAATTTCTTATATCAATATCTTGTTACAGAAGATGCCAAAGCATCTGTAGTCAATAATTCTGCTACATTCTCGAATGTATTACTAAGAGAAGGAAATCTACTTACAAATACATTTACGGTCAACACAGCGTTAAAGTCACAGAGATTTGTTTTAGATAACGCAAACATTGATACTAATACAATTAATGTTAAAGTTTTCCCGACAGGAAGTGGATTTTCCGAACCATATCTTATTTCTGATAATATTATTGGAGTGGATGGATCATCTAAAATATTCTTCCTTAATGAAATTGAAGATCAGAGATATGAATTAATTTTTGGTGATGGTATATTAGGAAAAAAATTACCAAACGGTGCTGTAGTAGAAGTATCTTATGTTGTAACTTCTGGACCTGATTCAAATGGGGTTAAAACATTTGTCTTCTCAGGCGTGATAGAAAATCAAGATGGTGCATCACTTGGTCAAAATACAATCACTGTTAATTCTACAATACCATCTTCTGGTGGAGAAGAAATTGAATCGATTAAAAGGATTAAATTTAATGCTCCAAAAACTTATGGGACACAAGATCGTGCTGTAACCTCCCAAGATTACTCTGCTCTTATTCGTAACATTTATCCAGCTACAAGTGATGTGATTATTTTTGGTGGTGAAGATCAAGTTCCACCAGAGTATGGAAAAGTATTCATTGTACTAAAACCAAAAGATGCAGCATATCTAACAGCTCTCACAAAAAAAGAAATCCTTGCACAACTTAAGAAGTATTCAGTTGCATCAGTTCAACCAGTTATTGTAGATCCATCAATTCTCTATATCGAATTGACTAGTAAGATATTTTATGATGGCACAAAAACTGCAGATACACCATCGCAAGTTAAAGATAAAATTATCACTGGATTACAATCTTATATCTCAGATTCTGATATTGAAAAATTTAATGGAAAATTTAGATATAGTAAAATTGTTGGCGTTATAGATGAAGTTGACAAATCTGTAAATTCTAATATTACATCAATTATGATGAGAAAGGATTTTTATCCACAACTCAATTCTACTTCATACTATGAAATTTGTTATCAAAATGCTTTTGATAAAGATTGTGAAGAACCAACTCTGTCTACAACTGGTTTTAGAGTAACTGAATATCCAACATTTGATGTCTACTTAGAAGATAGGGATGGTAAAATTATCCTATATAGACTAGATGCTCTAACTGGTGAAAAAGTTCTTCTGGACAAGGAAGTTGGTGATATTGATTATACCAAAGGCGAACTAAAAATATATAATTTGACAATTATCAAAGGTAGTTTCTTCGATAATAGAATTTCGGTAAGAGTAAAACCACTATCTAATGATGTTCAGGCATTCCGCGAGGTATACCTTGATATTGATATTCCAAATTCATCCTTTAGTGCGTATAAAGAGTAAGTAAATGGCAGTCAAGACCAAAAGAATTTCTACTCTTATTGAGACACAGCTTCCTGAGTTCATTGCTAATGAATATGAACTTTTTAGTAAGTTTATATCAAAATACTACGAAGCTCAAGAAGTTCAGGGTGGACCACTTGATATCATTAGTAATGTCCAAAAATATTTGGACATTGATTATTATGAGAAGTCTTTACTACAGAAAAACACAAGATTAGTATCTTCTATTACATCAACTTCTACAACGATTGAATTGGAAGATGGATCTGGATTTCCAAAAGATAATGGATATATTCAAATTTTAGATGAAATTATTTTTTATGAAGAACGAAACGGAAATACTCTAACAAATTGTTCTAGAGGAGTACATGGTAATGTTAGTCTAGGTGATCTTTATGAAAAGTCTGCTTTCAAAGGAACAACAGCAGCTTCTCATTCATCTGGTGATTTAGTTTTAAATATTAGCAATTTATTTCTATACGCTATTATTAGAAACTTTGAAACTCAATATCTTGGATCATTTCCAGAAAAGTATCTTCGTGGAGATGTAGACAAGAGAACCCTTATTAAAAATATTCAAAAATTTTATAAGTCAAAAGGAACTAATAGCTCTATTGGTTTTATTTTTAATACAATTGTTACACAAGATCAATCTAATAAACCAACTGTTTATAACCCAAAAGATTTTACTTATAAAGCATCAGAATCTGATTGGATTTCAATCTATGCTCTAAAGGTAAAAGTTATATCTGGTGATCCAAAAACTTTAGTAGGCAAAACAATTGTCCAATCTGAAACTGAAGATTATGGATATGCATCAACAATAGTTGATACTGTATTTCCAGATGGAACATCTGATGGTGAGCAAATTTGGAATATTGTTCTTGCTCCAGAAACAGTTAATGGATTATTTTCAGTATCTACAAAAACTAGATTGGAGCAACCTTTACCATCTACCTATGGAGCAGGAAAGAGAATAAATGTGTTCTCTACATTAGGATGGAAATCGACTGGAGATATATTAATTAATAACGAAGTTATTTCTTTCAAAGATAAAAATATAACTCAGTTTGAAATTAAATCTAGAGGAACAACACCAGTAACTCATGACCAAGGTTCTTTTGTATATAAACCAGTATTACTTTCTGGTGGTGGAGTAAAATTACTAACTCTAGGAATAGTCTATAATTTACTTCCATCTGATTTATCTCCACATGCTGCAGTTGGGGATCAAATTCAAATTTCACAACCAGGATTTCAAACACCAGATCCAAAGATTGTTTTAACAAATTCTAATCAACCAAGATGGATTTTAAATCAAGGAAATCCTGTTAATAGTCCAACAGCACTAAATGTATCTACAAAATTAGATCAGGTATCAACAAATGTATCTGCTATTTTTGGAGACGATCAGTATTACTATATTACAAGTTCTGGTTATCCAGATTATAAAATTTTAGATGGTTCTGGATTAATTTCAGAAACTGTAGAAGATCAGAAAATTTTAAGAATTTTAAGAAAAGTAGCATTAAAAACAACCGAAGTTTATCAAACTCCAAAAAGAGATGTTGGTATATTGTTAAATGGTGCGCTAATCTATGGATTTAGAGATGATGAAAGTATTCGTTTCGGTTTACTTGAAGAAATAAAAGTAGATACTCAAGGAACAGGATATACAAAACCTCCCTTTGTTCTTTTAGATGGAGTTCCCAACCAAGCTAGATCAGTATTATCTGGTCAAGTTGTAGAAAAAATTATTGTAGATACACAGACAGTTTTTCCAAGAACCCCAGAAATTACAATTACGTCTGGAAGGAACGCTGTTGTAACAGCAGTTGTTACAAAAGGAAAAGTAACAAGTTTAGTTATTAATAATCCTGGAGAGTTTTATTCTTCTCCTCCAATAGTTAGAATTAGAGATAATGCTGGTAGAGGTAGATTTGCAGATTATACTGCTACTGTAAATACGGATGGTAAAATTACTGGATTTACAAAAAATGATGAAGGAAATTTTTATGATCAAAATACAGTAATTGTTGATATCATACCAGTTGGTCAAGGAGCAACTGGTATTCCACTTCTAAAAGAGTGGAATAAAAATAGATTTACTAAGTATTCTTCAAAATTAGATACTGAATATGGATATCTATTTAAAAATTATAATAATATTTTAGAATATGGATATGCACATTTGGCAAATCCAAAAGCATTGAGAGTATTACTAAATGATAATATTAATACTGCTGGATCCGAACCCACAACTAAAACACACTCCCCAATAATTGGATTTGCGTATGACGGCAATCCAATATATGGACCATTTGCGTATCAAAATCCATTAAATCCTTCGTCTCCTATTATTAGGATGACTTCTAGCTATAGTTTAAATAATAGTCGCCAACAAGGACCATCAATTACACAATATCCAATTGGTACTTTTACAAATGATTATGTCTATAACCATAATAGTGGATCACTAGATCAAAATAATGGAAGATTTTGTGTAACTCCAGATTATCCAGAAGGAACGTATGCTTATTTCTTAACAATCAATAGTAATCAAGTTCCACAATTTCCATATTTTGTGGGCGAAAATTTTTACTCCCTCCCAATTGATAGTAATTATAATTCAGATATTAATCAGAATGATGTTCCAAAAAATTCAAAAAGACTTTTTATCCCAGGGATGCCACAAAATGGTGATGGAGTTATCGCTCAAATTGCAGAAACAAAATCTGGATTTGTTGATGCAATTTCTGTATTAAATTCATCTGATAATTTTTCTGTAAACTCATCTGTATATTTTGATAATAGGGGAACCGAGGGACAAGATGCTGAGGCACTTGTTGATTCTGTTAAGGGTAAAACAGTAAATTATATACAAAGTAAAGAAAATAAAGTTGTTCAGTTAACAACTATTCAAACTGCATACTTATTTGCTAATGATACATTAAGACAACCAGCTACTGGTGCCCTTGGACAAATTGTTGGTACTGTAGCTAATGATAATCTTATTGTTCTGAGAAATGTTGTCGGAACTTTTAATAGCACAGGTACATTTTCTGCTGATATCAAAACATTCTCTTTATTAATTGATCAAGATAGTTCTTATACACAAGGAGCAATTTTAAGTTTAACTGATGGTATTAATCCACCAATTGCAACAGCAGAAGTCTTGGAAGGAACAACAAGACAAAATATTGTAAAAATTAAAGTATTAACTGGAACTTGGATTGTTAACAATGATTATTTCCTCCAGTCAAATGATTTGTTTAATACATCTGGATCGAGAATTGTTACTTTAACATCATTAAGCGATAATTTGGAACCATTTGATGTAAATCAAAATGTTGCACTTGTAGAAACTAGTAGTCCACATGGTCTTGGTATTGATGATGAAGTATTCATTGACATTTATCCTAATGATGTAACAAAAACAAAAACTTATTATCTAAGAAAAAGATTATATCAAACAGTAAAATTTGCTCCACCAACATATAAAACAACTATTGATTATAGTGGTATTGGTAGATTTCAAATTTTAAATGGTGGGGCTTTCTATACACCAGGAACATATACAAATGTTTCTCTTACTGGAGGATCTGGATCTAACGCAAAAGCATCAATTGTTGTTTCTTCTGCTGGTGTTGTTTCATCTATTACTTTACAGGATGGTGGATCTGGATACAAAAAAGCAGATTACTTAGGCGTATCTGATGAAAGTCTTAGTAGAGCAAGTACTGCTACATCTGGAAGTTCTAGACTTATCCTCTATATTGATCATGTTGGTTTTGCTGCTGGATCTACGGCATTATATGTTGATGATCCAATTGGAGTTTCAAATGGAGATTTCCTAAAGATAGGAAAAGAAGTAGTACAAGTATCTTCTATAAACTCCACATTAAAAAAGATTACCGTAACTAGAGCAAAAAAAGGAACATCGGATACTGATCATTTTGATGGTCAAGAAGTTTCTTTATATGAAGGATCTTATAATTTTACAAATAATTTTCAAATATCAACCAGTTCATATACTGGGTACGTCAAATCATATAATAAAGAAACACACGAGGCATTAATCGTTTTTGATTATGCTACACAAAAAACAAATGCTGAAACTCTTCAAATAAGCACAAGATTTTTTGATGCAAGCACACCAAAAAAATTAACTTCACTTGTATCAGCTGATGAAGTAGAATTTAAATTTGAATTCTCTACAGATAATATTAATTTTGATGTTAATCCAATTTTACCGATACAAGAATATTACAAATATAAATTTGATACATCACATTCATCACTAACTGGAACATTTTTTGATTTAAGTCCAAGTAGAAACTATAATGTTATTACAGAAGAAAAGCAAACTAGTGTTATCTCACCAGGAAATGCTGGTTCGTTTACTGATGTAAAATTTGGATTTGGAGCAAGAATATCGCAAAATACTCTTACTAATAAAACTGGAAGTCAATTTGCTAATTATTATTATTTTGATAGGAACGGAATAGTAAATTCCGACAATAAGTATCTAGAGATTATTCAAGATCCTCTTCAGGGAACTAAAAAACTTACTTATGTTACGCCAAATAGATTTGTATATAATTTAACAAGAGTTCCATTATGGGATGGATCTGGAATAATTTCATATACAACATCTGGAGAATTTGCAATAGGAAAAATTAATTCGTTTAAAATAATTAATTTAGGATTAAACTATAAAAAAGTTCCTATTATTCTAGGTTGTGATCCAAATAAAGAATATAAGGCAGAAGCAAAAATTAATTTTGATACTAATATCAATAAAATTGAGAGTGTAACAGTAACCAAAAAAGGATCAAATTATCAAAATCCAAAAATTGTTATAACAAAAGGTGATGGTGTTAATGCTGAATTTAATATTGTCATTCGGAATGGAGAAATATTTTCTATTACAGTGGTAAATCCTGGGAGAGGATATACATTTGCTCCAGAAATTGAAATTGTAGAATCTGATGTTGAAGCTTATGTTGATAGTTCAAGTATTGGCATACCACAAAGTGTTACTATTATAAGAAATGGCGGTTCTTTCCATCTAGACAAATCTGTATCTTCAACATTTTCTTCTAAGTATGTCTTCTCATTAAAAAGTTTTTCAGGTCAATATCAAAAAGGAGAAATCGTTACTCAAGTAATTAATAATATTGAAGTTGCTAGAGGTATAGTATCTGAGTGGAGATCTGGATCAAACTTACTAAAAGTTGAAAATATAACTGGAATTTTTAGAAAAGGATATCAAATTAAAGCAGCGGCATCGAATGCAGTTGGAGTAATTTCTTCAGTTTTTGTTACTGGATTTAAAAATGAGATTACCAGTTTTTATGACAATCTTGGATATTATAAATCAGATAGAGGAAGACTTGGTGTAGCAAATCAAAAATTAACAGACAGTGAATTTTATCAAGATTATTCATATGTAATTCAATCAAAAACTCCAATTGAACAATGGAGAGAATTGATTAAATCAACTACTCATCCATCTGGGTTTAAACTATTTGGTCAAGTTGATATTGAAACATCAGCTCAATCAATAATGCCTCAGCAGGCACACAAGAATTCTCATGCGTCTATTATTCAACTTTGGGATCCAAATAAAAATAAAATTACAGTTGAAAATACAAGAAGAACAGTTACTCAAATTGTTCAGAAAGTAGAAAACCAACGTGCTCGTAAAGGTGTAGGATCTGCTGCTCCATCTGAATTTAATTTTAGTGAGTATAGAGCATTTGAAGTTATATTATCAGTGCCATTTGATGGATACTATGATACGGATGGTAGATTACAAGGAAATAAAGTATTCCAATTAAGAAATAGAAATACAAATCTACCATTTACTCCTTTAACTGCTAAAAATTTAATTATAACTTTGGATGGTGTGTTACAAGAACCAGGAGTAGCATATACAGTTCAAAATGATACTATTGTATTTTCAAAACCACCTTTAGGAGATGGATCTGCATTAACGGGTAATGCCTTAAATAATGTTACTACTTATAAGGGAGTTACATTCTATGGTAAGTACTTTGCTTTCAAAGATAATCAATATAATAACAGATATTTAAGAAAAATTAGAAATATCTTCCAAAGAAATGGTAGATGGTTAGATGCTGCCAATCAACTGGAGCGTAATAGAAAATTTATTATCCAAGAGACGGTTGGATATGGAAAAGTAAAACATCCTACACTAGATTGGAGCACAAAACTAGGTGATTATCAAAGAGATATTGGTTATATCTTAGATGCTTATGAGCATGATCTTAGATTTGGTGGAAATGTAAAAACAGTTGATTATGTCAAGAGTTTCTTACAAGATACAGAATATGATTATATTACAAAAAATAAAGTCAAGTCTTCTGATATTTTTAAATATGCTACAAAATTAGCAGGACTAGCTATAAGAAATTGGGATATTGTAGAGAACGGAGTTAATTATATTCAGGGCACTAATAAAATTCTTGTTCAAAATACAGATAGACTTGCAATTGGAATGTATGTTAGTTCTGGTAAAGCATTTCCGTTGAATACAAGGATTATTTCTATTGATAGTAAGTTTGAAATAACTGTTTCAAATCTAGCACAATCAAACTCAGGTTCTGGTATTGGTGGAGCTCCAGCTGGACCAACATATCTAAATGGTACAACAGGAAATCAAAATGTTAATTTACAATCAAATACTGGTGTTGTTATACCACCAAATCAATATTCAGTAGTTCCAGGATTTAATCTTTCAGTTCCACCATCATTCTCCTCATCTGATCAAGCAACATTTTATTTGAGTGCAATCAATACTGGAACATTTTATGATGCGTCAAATCTCATTTTAAAAAATAAAGGATTCTTACAAGAACAAATTAGTGGATATATCTATGATGCTTATAATTTACCAGCTACAGGTAGAACAAAGTGTCAGAGAGATCTTGGAATTTTAATTGATGCTGTTGTTTATCATCTAAGATTTGGTGGAAATGAAAAGATTGTAGATTTTGGTCAATCATATTATAATTTCTATAAGTATCCATACGGAGAAGAACTAACTCATATCAATACAAATCCAGTAGAGACAGCAGCTGCTTTAGATGCTTGGAACTCTTTGAAAGATTATATGATCTTAGCAATGAGAAATCAACTTTCTAGTGCTAATATTCTCGATCCATCATATGGAAATTCTCCACCATATTCAGATCCTTCTGTTCTTCCTGATTCTATAAATCCAACTTGTCAAGAAGTTGCATCTAGTATTAATACTATGATTAGTATTGTAAAAGATATACTTGCAAAAGGAGCTGGAATTATTGAAAAAACTAAGATCAATACAAATAAATCTGGATATTGGACAGATACTGCTACCTATTCAAATTATAATATAATAGATGATCCATTAATACCAGCTCAAGAATGCAATGATGTTATTTCGTCGGTAGATTCTCTATATGGTAATCTAAAAGATATTCTTGATAAAAAATCAGTCACTAGGACTTTACCAGATTATATTAATGGCGAAAATAAAGTATTTGAATTGTATTGGGAGAATGGTGATAATGTAATTACTGATGAAGATGAAGATCTATTCCTGACTATAAACGCTGTTCTTCAAAGACCAAAATATACTGAGACATATCCATTATTTGATTCTTATTATATTGATAGGACTGTCATACCAAATAAATTAGTATTTGATGTTGCTCCAATTTGGGATCAAGATTTTGGCGCAAAAACTATTGGAGAACCAACAGCTGTAGAAAAAGTATCTGGTGTTGGAGTAGGAAATTATAAGAGATTGACAATTGATTTTAATCTTGTTGATAACGTCAGATCTGGTCCATTCTTAATATTAGATGTGGAAGATTATACAGTTCAAAATATTGAAGAACCAGATTTCTTATATGTATTTTTAGATGGTGTACTACAAAGGAAAGGTTATTCATATACTGTTTCTGGACCAAATATTTTCTTCAATGTTCCAATACTAAAAGAAATGAAAATTGATATGAGATATTTGTATGGTAGAGATATAGGACAAGTATTAAATATTTTTGATTTTTCTCCAGATTCTTACTATTCCAAATCAAGAGTTAGTTTGACAGTTACTAGTGGATTAGACAATTTACTATTAAGATCTTGGATGGGCGATAAAATTGGTAGTGCTATTCAAGCATATCAAATGAATGCAAATGGAACTTATAATATAATTGGTGAAATTGAAAATCTTTATAGTCCAAATAGTAATACTTTAGAATTTGATGTTTTTGGTCATACTTATCAAATAGACAATACAAAAAATATTATTTTTGCTGTTAGAAGTTTTTATTCTAAAAATACAAGTATTGCAATTTCAAATTCTGTTGTTACCTTTGAAAAAGATGATGACGGAAGACTTATTCTATCAACTCTAGATCAACTTTGGTCTGGAACATCTATAGGTAAAACATATAGAAAACCTTTTGTAAGTTTATCAAATAATGATCTTGTAAAAATTGAAGGACAAGATACATTTAGAAAAATTAAAAAACTTCCTGGTCTAACAACTAGTAAAGAACATCGAAATAATAATCAAGTTTCAAATTCTATGTTTGGAACAGTTGATATTGAAACATATAATGGCATTAGTAGAGGAGAAGGACTTAGTGTTGTAGCAACTATTCAAAATGGAAAAGTTGTATCTCTTACATGGAATCAGAGAAGTTATAATCCAATAACACAACCAACTGCATATCAATATGAAACTCCACCAGTATTACATTTCATTCCAGTCAACGGAAATGGTGGTGGTGCTAGAGCAAATGTTCTTGTTAGTAAGGGACAAGTTATAAGTGTTGATTTGCTGGATGGAGGTTCGGGATATACAGAAGCTCCAAAAGTTGTTGTAGCAAGAA